GACGGGTGCTTTTAACGTTATGATAAATCACATAAATAAAAAAATGCAAGGAAGCCTACCAGTAAAAATAACCAAGGTTTCCGATGATAGAAAATTTGTTAATGTTCAGCCGCAAATTCTAGTTGTAGATTCTGAGGGGGGTACAATTTCAAGAAGTGAAATAAAAGGCATCCCCGTTCAAACTTTAGGCGCAGGAAGTTTTTTAATATCGTTTGATATAGCAGTTGGCGATAAGGGTTGGATTCAAGCAAGCGATAGAGATATCAGCCTATTCAAGCAATCATATGAAGAATCCAAGCCGAATACTAAGAGAATGCACAGCTTTTCGGATGCTCGTTTTATTCCTGATATCATGACTGATTTTGCTATTGATCAAGAAGATGTTGGCGCTTTGGTTATTCAAAATCGGGATGCTACAGTTAAAATAACTCTTAGCCCTTCAAAAATAAAATTAAAAGCCCCCGCATTAGATATTGAAACAACGGGGTTATTTAAGGCTGTTTGTTCTGGAGGTATAGATTTAAACGGCGTAACTATTGACGCGGCGGGTACAACGTTTTCGCCGATCTCATTCACAGCGCCAAATGTGATCGGAACTGTAGACGTAACATTTAACGGCATTTCAGCAGTATCACACACGCATAATTACACATGGACCGATCCAGCAGGAAGCGGAACAACGAGTACCCCAGCATAATGAAAACTATAAAAGTTGATGAAAATGGTGATCGAGTAACAATAAGCGGATTGTTTATATATCTAACTAATCTAAATGCTGTCATTCAAACATGCGAACAAGTAATGAAACAGCAACTAAGAGAACTTCAATACGACCAAACAAAAGGTATTGAGTATTTCAACAATGTTTTTGCTGGCAATCAAAACTTGCAACTTTTTGAGTCTCAGGCCAGAAATCAAATTCTTAATGTTGAGGGTGTAACTAGCATTGATTCATTTGATTACGAACAAAAAGATAATACGCTATTATACTCTGCAACGATTAAAACAATTTATGGGATTGGAGATATAAATGGCAGTATATGACTACATAAATGCGCAAGGCGTTATCCTGCCAGATACATCAACTATTCGCGCAGAAGTAGAACAGGAATATAAGGACGTTTACGGTGCTGACTTTGTAACTGACTCATCAACAGAACAAGGCAGGCAAATTGACGCTGAAATAACTTCGCGAATGTCAGTTGTTAGAAACAATGCAAAACAGGCAAATCAGATAAACCCTAACGTTGCAGAGCAAAACTTTTTAGATGCAGTATACGCGCTAGCAAGTGGCGAGCGGGACGGGGCGGAGCGTTCAACGGTAACTTGTACGGTTGCGGGTGTGGTTGGAACAATAATACCGATTAACAGCAGAGTCAGAGACGTTAATCGCGAAGAGTGGCAGTCATCAATAGCCGTTACAATCCCAGTATCAGGCTCTATTGATTTAAGCTTTTTAAGTGTTAACTTTGGTGCAATAGCGGCTAATGTTGGCGAGGTTAACACTATAGTTGATGGGGTTCTAGGATGGGAAACAGTTACTAACTCCGCTAGCGCTGTAGCTGGCAAATTAGAGCAAAGTGATGTATCAACTAGACGACAAAGAAATGTAGAGTTAGGCGGGAATTCAAGAAACAACACGTTAAGCATTGTTACATTTATTAGCCAGCTTGAAAATGTCGCAAGTCTCACTTATCGCGAAAATATTTCTGATTCAACAGTCATAATAGATGGGGTAACTCTTAAACCTCATTCTAATTATGTTTGTGTTGATGGAGGCGTTGATCAAGAAATCGCAGACGCTTACTATAACGCTAGAAGCGGGGGCAGTGGCTTTAATGGAGCAGTAACAACAATTTCAATTGATCCCGTTTCACTGCAAGCAATACCCGTGCAATATGATAGACCCACAGACAAGCCCAAAGTGGTTAGAATAACGGTTAGAGTAGGGACAGGAATTGAGCCAGTGGACAGCATAAAAAAGGCTGTAGTGGATTATGCAAACGGATTGGTTGACGGTGATCAAGGTTTTGTTGTCGGCGGTGACGTTTCAGCATTTGAGATTGCGACGGCAGTAAATCAAGAAGTTGCTAGCGTGTTTGTAACAAATTGTGAGGTTGCAGAAAGTGCAATGACGCCAATCTATACAACAGATACAATACACACGGAAATTTTCGAAAAGGCGTCGATAACTGAAAATGAAGTTCTGGTAATAGTGCTATGACTTATAAATGTGAAATAGATCTATTATCTGCTATCGATTGGCAGAGGGGCAACGCTGAAAAATTAAACGAACTATTAAGATTGAAACAAGCTTGGTATGATGAAAATCATTGTAGTTTTTGGAATAATTGGGCTGTAGACGTGTTTGATCTTCGGACTGCTAATGAGTTTGGTTTATCGGTTTGGTCTGTTATTTTAGATCTGCCGCTGTTTGACCAGTCGCAAAAATCAAGGTTAGATTATCCAGCAATATTTTTTGGCGGCTTCAGAAAGAATTTCAATAACGGCAATTTTGGCAAAAACGCCTCTTCATTGGATAGCCTTACAGTCGAGCAAAAAAGAATCATGTTGCAGCTTAAGGCTTTTATAATGCACATGAGATCATCAACATATGAGATAAACCAAAAACTAAGTTATTTGTTTGGTTTTAGACAAGTATATGTTTTAGATAATTTAGATATGTCATACACATACGTTATTAATGACGCTAATTTAAATTCATTTATAGATATTATTCAAGATTATGATTTGTTGCCTAGGCCTAATTGTGTCGGCGTTGATGTAGTAGCAGGATCAACATCTACTCCTTACCTTTTCGGAGATAGCCTAAAAAACTTTGAATATGGTAATTTTCACATAGGAATTAAATAAAATGGCTAAAAGATTTATAACCCCATTCGCTGAAGTTGGAGATCGTGCGGCTGTATCCGACACTCCAACAGGTACAGATGTAAACTATCAAACTGGATACCCTGCCGAATATGAAGCTGACCCGCTAATTGATCCAGCCGCTAAGTTCGTTGAACGCGATAAAAACAATCAGATATATAACGATATAACAGCAAACATAAAAGAATGGCAAGAGCATGTTTACCCGTCATTTATTGAGGCCGTTGATAATGGTGGAGTTCCTTTTTCTTACGAAAAGAATTCAATTGTTAATTATTTAGGCGTGGATTACATATCTACATTTGATTCAAATATAGATTTACCAACATCATTAAAATGGAATGTATATTCTGGTTTAGATATCAATACTATTGCTCGCTCCCTAAATATCACTGATTCTAATATAATTTATAGCACTTATACTAGTACGCCTATCCCCGCCTATATCTATGACTATCTACAACAGAAGACATATAGCGTCCCAGTAGAAGCGCAAGGTAATCTCATTCAATCAATAGCAGGGGATCAACTTACAACAACTGAGCCTGAAACATACACAATGGTTGATATTATTTCAGATGCAAACGGTGGAGATTTTATGTTTGTGTTTACTACCGTTGCCGATATGCAAGCAGGGATATTAACAAGCGGAAAAAAAATAAACTTAGTTGATATCCCTATTGGATCTGTAGTTAGCGTACAAGAAAATTCGCTAACTTATAATAAGACGGCAACTACCATACCCGCCAATGCTGGAACACTGACAGACGGGGAACGTTCAGTTTGGTCTAATGTTGACGGTGTTAAATTTTCAGCTTCTAGCAAGGTAGTGTATGTTAGGCAGTCTGAAATAAGGGGCGTGCCTAGACCTGTTCAGCAGTCTATAATTATTAGTCGTCGCACTAGTGACTTAAATGTAACCGATACTTACAGAGCGACTTTGTACACTGGGCAAACAGATGATAACTATGATTTTATTAGGCTTGACTCACCAAACGAAGACTTGGGGCTACAAAGAACAGAAGATGGGGGGGTAATAGACGATTTTATTAATGTTTATGACGCTATTAACAAGCAGGGAAAGGTCGGAGTTTCTTACTTTAACCCTGCAAATTTTGGACATAGAGCAGGAAAATTAATTTATTCGAAAGATAGCACTGGAAAGGCGCATCTTGTAACTAAGCTAGACAAGTTTATGCCCTCTGGATGGAAGATTAGGAACCCCAGTGATTTACCTCCCACACTAAAAGCTTACTATGTGAGTCGGTCGGGAACGGGAGCAGATGGTTTAACATGGGGTACGGCTTTTAACTCTGTTGATACAGCAATGAATCAGCCTGATGTAGATGTAGTTTTTGTTAACGGAACTGATAGATTAACTATAACCGAGTGGTTTGCAACTTACTCTGGCAGTAGGGATATATCATTAATATCTGTTGGTGGTAGGGCTACAATGTCACCACAGAGAGAGACTACTTGGTCGGCGGGGTCTGAGCCAAATACATTTCTTAGCTCTGTTCTTGGTGGGACACCTGTAGCCGTTCATGATCCTTTATATCTAGATGAAAATGGAGATAGGATTGAGTTAGTGGCTGTTAGTAGTGAAGCCGAAGTTTCAACAACAGTCGGGAGCTGGTTTAAAACTGGTAGCGGTTCCAGTTCTAAGGTATACGTTCGTTTGTTTGATGATGCAACACCGACGAATGAACGATCTCAAGTTATGCGAAGTTCCCCAGCAAGATTTTCAGGGACGAACTGTAAAGTATATATTTATGGGTTTGACTTTTACCGCAGTGAGGCGGGCGCTTTTGGTGCTCGTGATAGTGATATTGAATCGGTTATTTCTGTTGAAAATTGTGGGTTTTACAATTCTTCAGGTGATGGGTTTCAGATGAAAGGCGTAGGGATGTCAATCGCTATTAACTGTATTGCAGCAAAAAACGGAAATGACGGGTTTAATTATCATAACCAAGGTAATATATCTGGGCAGCTTGCTTGCCATGCTATTGAAATTAATTGTGTTGGTCGACACAATCTTGAGACAGGGACGGGTAACGGTTCAACGACTCATGAAGAGTGCAAGGCGTTCCGTATTAACTGTGATTACTTTGATAACAATGGACCCGGTATCGCAGACATTGATAATACTAAAACTTATCACGTTTCATGTACCAGCAATTCAAATGGTATAACATCACCCGATCCTAATTCATACGGCATTATTATCTCTGACAATTCAGAGTCGTGGCTTGATGGGTTTGTCGGTGATAACAATCAAGCAATGATTAATATAGCCGTTTCAGATGCTGGTAAAATTCATTATCAAGATTGCTTCCCTACCCCCGTTGACGTGGGTGTAACTGGAACAATTGATCAAGACTTTAGTTAATAAATAAATCTGAGTAACGAATGCGATCATTGGAAAGGTTCGCATTCGAAATTTTTATGGCGTGTTTTTTAAAATATGGGTTGTGGTATCTAACTGTCTATCACTTAATCAAGCAATCATTAGCCACAACATTCATGATAAGCCCGTCAATTCTGCAAACTATTGTTACCCTGCTACCCTTCCTAAAGTTGGATAGTTGGCCATTCATTGAGTCATCAAAAAATGCTTGAACTTGAGGTATTTGAAATCTTTTCCCAGTTCCTAGCGTTATGTACAAATCATCCATAAAATCTTTTTTTATATCATCAACAAAGCCCGTCATTTCAACAAGTCTATTTTTATATTTATTATCGGCGCTAACCTCATTCATTTCGTATGCTGATAATATATTTCTTACATTTACTTTTATAACTTTTTCAACTTTTAAAGGTGTTGTTGATTTAGGTGGTTTTGTGGGGGAGTATGAAAAAACAAATACAACAAAAAGCCAAGAAAAAGAAATTAATCTTGATATTGTTGAGTATCCTTTTCTGAGTGTAAACCAAGAAAAAACAACAGGTAAAAACCCTATTCCTACCGCAAAAAGCACGCTTATTTTTCTTTGTTCTAGTTTTGGTGTTTTGTTAACAGACATCTTTTACCCTTTAAAATTAAGTTTTTTTGTATTGAAGGTCTAACCCTTGTTCGCTCCAAAAGTTTTTAACGCTATCCCTAAACTGATTATGCTGTTCCGTTGAAAATAGCCTTGTAACTTTCATGCAGGACACAAATATTAATTGCGAGTAATCATCCATGTTGTAATAGTTTGCAGCGTTGAGCATCCATCCGCTTACTTCACCATGTCCACTAGCAAGGAGGATAGGTAAGCCATGATCACGTTTGCATCTCATTTCAGTAATTTTTAAATCCTCGCCTGTATATTTGCTAATTTGATTTACCCACACATGATAAACAGCATTTGCATCAATCGACCTTTTTTCTGACCATTCGCTAATTGTTAGAATGTATTTTTTATTAGGTACAATAGACCGCTGAATATTTGAAAGCAGTTGCTTAAATGTCGATGATGTAAACTCAAACTTTTTCAATTATTACACCTCGATATTAACCTTTAGCTTTTCGGCTCTTGGTGATATTAGATACCCCTCAATTGACACAATCCAGCCCTCACGCTCTTTTATTTTTCCCTGTCTAATGTTTGGGTTGTCGCGAAGGAATGCGGCTTTACCTCCCCGTTCAGCGCCATACATTTTGTTTATATATTCGATTAGCGTCATTTGTAAGCCTTTTTTTAGTTTGTAAGCGATAGTTATGTTTTAAATGTCTAGCCCTATCTGAAGTTCGTTAATTATTTCATTTTCAACATCTTTAAATATAGAGCGTTGCCCCCTTCGACGTGCCAATGCCGCGCCATGCAACGCCCCCACATGAGAATCGGATTGCTCTATTAAATATAGATTATCTAGTTTCTTCATGGGGGTTATAGATGATAACAAAAGGCTATCTCTACGCTTATAATTGTTATCTTGAATCTCTATAGTTGTAAGTTCGCTTACTTCATTGTTTAAGTTGTCTTTGGTTATACTGTCAAAAGCTCTAATCACTTTCACTTGAAAAGATGGATCTAGCCACATTGCATAAGCGTAAACTAATTCTTTACAAACATAAGTCCCGCCATACTTGCCAGATTTTATACTCACAGGTTTAAAAGCCCCAAAGTCGGCTTTTAAAAAATCAAGAATCGCTTTCCCATTTTTAGACAAAAAATAAGCTGGTTTATTTGATTTTTTAGCCCCGCTAATTCGCCACAAGTCAGTTAGTGAAAACCTACCGCTGTCATCAACTTTGATTTTTTTACCTTCTACAACAATCATTTTAACAGCCTGCTATTTTGTTCCTTTGATTATAATCCTATTACCAGAAACAAAAGCATTAATCACATCTTTTGTTATTGCGGTTTCAATTTTTGGCGTTAGTTTTAACAGTGCTTCAGCTATTTTAGAAAAAGTATCAACATCGCAACCGAATTTTTCAAAAGCTAGATCCTCAAAATCATCATCATTAAGCAGTTGTTCATGCTCTTCTTCTGACAGTTCACACGCACACGCTAACAACTCATGAATTTCACGATATCTCATATTTACCCACCATTAATTAAAGTTGTTTGTTGTGTTGACGAGGTAAATGCTACCCCGCCACAGATTAAACAGCAAGGGTTTATTTATGTTTTAACCTATTATTTTTATCAACGTCATCTAATAGCGAGTCTAAGAAGCTTCTTTTTGTGGGTGTAGCATTGGTATCAACTTTAGATTTAAATTCAATCACGGGCTTGTTTAGCGGCTTAGGTTCCAAATCTACACGCTCTTTTACCTCGGTTTTCTTAATCGGCGCTCTCTTGTACTTCAAAGCTTCCCCATTTAGCCATAAATTTGCTTGCTTGCGATTATCGCCCCCCAAAGCTGGGCTAAATGATTCGTATTTTTCACTAAATTCAAGTTTTAGATGTTCGGGTATTAATTTCATTCTAGAAAGAACAAATTTTAAATCTGATATTCCAGCCCGTGAATAATACATTGTTGGATAGCCATAGTGTTTCATGTTCTGGTTCTTATTTTGTTCATTCTTATTTCTAAATCCGTCTTTGGCCTGTCGCTGTGTAGCCTGTCTTCAATCATCATGTCAGTTTGCTTTGTCTGACTAAGATTAGAAAGGGCGTACAAGCTCCTTGCTGGCCAGTGACCGCTATTTTTTAGCTTTTGCCACTTCAGGTATACCTTTTTGAATTTAACCATCCCTGCTTCGTCTGAAGCCCTCCTCCTAAACTCATAACAAAAAACTTGCCTTACTTTTTTTTCGACTTCATCAATTGGTTTTTCACCAGCAAGCATTCGTTCGTAAGCTTGTTCTGTTTCATCATTATCACTGCACCATCCCATAAACTCGCCAACAGAGGGAAGAAACGGCCTTGCATCCCTCCTTGCGCTAACCAATCCCTTTTTAACTTGCTCGATGTTAGTTATTCCATTTTCCATGAAAGCTTTAACCCAAACCTTTTTTACGTAACTTTCTTCTACATTTGATTTTATTGAGGCGTGCCAAGCGGGGTACGTAGCTTTGAGTTCTTCAAGTAATTGATCAATAAAACTCTTAGCGTCACCACTTACTTTTTTTTGTGTTAATTCGGATGGGAATCCTTTTTGCTGAGCATTGGCAACCATTGATTGAATTGATTTCATAGTCCTAGATCCTCGTGCCAGTTGTTGTCTAAATTAGCCTGATTAGTTGCTTTTTTTATAACGCCAAGCATTGCTTGCTGAAGATATCCATTGAAGTTTCCCACTCTAAACAGCGTGCTTGGCCTTAAGTATTGGCACATAGAGGAATCTTCGCCCCACTCGAAAAATTTATAATCTATAACCATTTTCAGATCGTCGGGGGTGTGACCCTCTGCAATCCTAGCGTTTATATTTTGCGCGTGGCTTTTGGTTGATGGTTTTAGTTTTTGTCCAGTAACCAAATTAAAATGATTAATTACATTGGCAACGTCGAAAGCATTTTTCGACAAAGGATCTCTTTCTTTATCTAATCTAATCTTATCTAATCTAATCTTATCTAATTCAGCACTTGTCATGACAGCGTCAGGTGATGTCATGATGATGTCAGGTGATGTCATGACGTCTGGTTGTTTTTTGACCTCTAAAGGCCTACCTAGCCACGCCCTAAATTTTGGGCTGTTAGTCATTGATTTATCTATTCTTTCAGCTAATTTAGGGCATGTAATGATCCCCTCGTTAATTTCAAAAAGGTTTATTTCTATCATGAAAGATACAATTTCCTCGACCCTTCTTTCTTGAATGCTTAGTTCAAAACCTATTGTTTCCGCGTCCTCTTTTAAGTCAAAATTCAAGTTATCCTTGTCCACATTGTAAGCAATCGCCTCCAAACAGAACCAATAAATCGCGTATCCGTCCGATCCGTATCTTCTTCTAACCTTTCTTAGCTTTAAAGAGTTTCTAGCGTCTGTGTCATGCTTGAGCCAGTTCATGTATAATAACCCTTGATATTGACTATTAACTGTGTTAATGGTTTTGATGTTAATTGTTGTGTAATTGTTCATCTAAAAGCCCCCGCGTCATCGGGGGCTTTTTATGAAGAGAGGTTTTTTTCTAGAATAATATCTACAATTTGAGATTCAGATCTTTTTTCTTCGGTTGCGCGTTTCTTGATTAACGCTATAACTTTCGGGCTTAATGTGAATGACTTAGCTTTTTTCCTCATTTCCTAATCCTTGCCTTAGTAGTGTGATATTAGATATTATACTATCATATGTTTTTGTCAACTATCGTCATCAAACTAAACCCAATAAAAACCCCTTTCGGGGCTTGTAAGTATTTTACCCATCAACTCCCAGATAGCCAAAATATGCGGCGCTGCGCGTATCCTCGTTACTCCTTCCTTTCCATCCAGTAACTTTTTCAAACAAGCCTTTGCCGTGTTCAGCGTCCTTCCATTGCTTACTGATTTTGTGCTTGACTACTGTGACGCCTAAATGACCGCAAACCCGCTCAATTTCAATCTGTGATTGCTGGCACTTCCCGACACTTCTATTTATTGCTGTTCCCGCTTTGGGGTTTCTAACTCCTCTTTTTTTGAATGCCGCGTTGTTAGCGCAAACGTCCTCAATATGAACCTCTGGAGCATGAAGACAATCGAGGCTCGATAGCAGAATATAAAAATCAATAAGCTGCATAGAGTGCAAGCTAACTAGTTTTTCATCTTCATAAATGGCGACGCCGTGCTTGTCGCTGTCTGGATCGATTCCGATAATATATTTAGACATTTATATTGCTCTCTTCTAATAAGTTGGCGTGATGGTCTTCTAGCGCTTCACGTACTGAATCTATTTCAAGAAGCCAATCCCCCGCATAATGACACCCTTTGATAATGGGGGTTATCCATATCACAACGCCGTTTTCTATCATGTATTTAACGTTAAACTCTTCCCCTTGAATTTCAATTTCGGTTTTTCTAATCATGATTGTTCTCTCAATATTTATATTTTCGTGTGTTATTGAGCTAAATAATACTACCGCCATCATTTAAGGTCAAGCTTAAATCAAGGCTTGACATTAAGGTTGTTAATGTTTAATATTATCCACATCGAAACGGCTCATACCAATCAATAGGAATTAATATGAAAGATAATAAAAATATAGACGTACAACGCATACAGGATTTTTTAGATGCTCATTCATCATTAGAAAAGGCAAAGGAGAAGTTAGATAGCGCCACTCATTCAGTGGAGCTTGCACAAGATAAGATAGAAGGGTGTGAATCATCCATTTGTTCAGATGAAAACTTAGCTGAAATGCTGAAAAAAACAGGAATTAGAACAATTAACGATAAGCTAATATCAATTGATGAACATGGCCAAGTAATGTTAAGCAGTTACACACAAATACCCGCTACATGGGACTTTAAAAAATAATGGAAATCAAAAGTTTATCGGCGAAGTTTCAAGAACCATTCGAGCCGAACGATATAAAATGGAGAGTTAGACAGAGCGGTTTAAAAAATGGCAAACCGTGGATGATCGTACTTCCTTACATAACAGGGAGAGCTATACAAAATCGACTTGACGATGTGATGGGGGTTGGCGGTTGGCAGGTAGAGCAGGAAGAGACAAAATGCGGTAGAGGGTTTCTTTGTACTCTATCGCTTTTGATAGATGGTCACTGGGTTAAAAAGCAAGATGTTGCCCCAAGAACTGACATCGAAGAACTTAAGGGGGGCGCGTCTGGAGCGTTAAAAAGGGCGGGGGCATTGTGCGGTATTGGTCGTTACCTTTATCAGCTCAAAGAAGGGTTTGCGTATTGCGTGCCGTGCGAGTACAGGAGCCAAGCGGTAAATAATTTCGATACAGTTTACGAAGATAAGAAAAAGAAAAAAGCAGGTAATTGGATGTGTGTTGATTGGCAGCCGCCTAAACTTCCTGACTGGGCTTTGCCGAACTTAGATTATAGCGTATTCAGCAAGGCAATACTTGACGCTATGACTGTTCAAGAAATAGAACAGGGATATGATAACGCTTATAGATGGGCTTCATCGTTTGGCCGCCTAGACCTTCTTGAACAGTTTAAAAAAGATAAAGAAACAGTTATTAAAAATCTAGATAGCAAAGCAATGGAAGAAGTAGCAGAACGCTTGCACGCTGTAACCAACTGGCTAGATGACCAGATTAAAAATATAAATTTAATCCCTGACGCTGGAGCAGTACACAAAGTTTCGGCAAACATTAGAGATGAGTTAGTAAACAAATGCGCTGGTCAATATTTTGATGAATCTTTGCTTTATTCAAAATTTAAGAAAGCAATCCAAATCAGAATTAACATAATTGAAGGTGGGCAAAATGGAAAGTAATAGCGAAACAAAATTAACTCAAAATCAAAAATCAGAAAAAAAACTATTAGCTGAGGCGTTTAAAGGGCAGTTAACAGAAAATGCTCTAAATGATTTGCGGGTTAGATTCCCTTCCGACATTGTTCTAGATATGTCTAACGATGAAGTTTTTAAGCAGTCAAGAAAAGACAGGACTGAATGCAACAAACTTGTTGATAACATTAATCGACGAAGAATTGATTTTTCTAACGGATTGAAGGAATACGGGGATTCGTTGATTTCAGACGTGACGGGGATATTTGACAATGTTGTTTGTCAATTTGAAAAAGAAGATAAGCGCAGAAAAGAAGAGGCGGCACTAATAAAGCTTAAGCATGAACAAATGCTAAACAAGCAAAGAGAAGAGTTAAAAAGCATAAAGGATTTTGTTTTGACTGCAAAATCAACGAGTGACACGGATGAAATATCTAGTCTTATTGATGCAGTAAGCAATATTGAAGCGGAAAATTTTCACAAAGATATTGTTCACGAAGCAATAGAAACGCTTAAAGATGTTAGTAATCAACTATCTGAAATTCTAATGCAAAAAATAGAATCAAATAGACTTGTAGAGGAAGCAAAAAAAGCAGAGCTTGCAAGAGTTGAGGCTGAAAAAGCGGCGGAGGAAGCAAAGAGAATATCCGATGCTGAATTGCTCGCAGTTGAAAGCAGGCGAAAAATAGGGGATAGGCTAAGCAAGTTGCAAATGATCCCCTTAGATTTGATGGGTGAAAATACTTCAAAAATCGGCAGGAAAATTAAATCTCTTGAAAGTTACGAAGTGCCAGAGATTGAATTCGGTGATAGATATCAAGAAGCGATAGCGGCTAAAGATACGGTCATTACTCAGTTAAAGAAAATGTTTGTTCAGGCTGAACAAATAGAAGCTTTTGCAGTTCCCGATCTCGTTATTGAACCTGTTGTTGAAAATGCGGTATATGTTGATGATTCGCTAACTCAAGCAGTTAATAACTATGTAAATACTAACGCAAAGAAAAGAGATAGTGACGCGCTCAGTAGCGTTGTGATGGCTTCTGATTTAATTGCTGAAAAAACACTGCCAACTTTGCGCGGAGATATTGAAGCGTGGGCTACACAGTACAAAATAGAAAAAGGTATTTATCTTGATTTAATGGAAATTATCGAAAAGCATAACCTTTAATTAAACAATAGCGGGGCAACCCGCAAGCAGGAGTTTACATGAAAGATAAAAAAATAAAAATTGTTTCACTTGAAGAGTACAAACTTGAACATGGTTTGCACGGTGTATCTATGAGAATGGGCATACCATCGGGCACAATACAATCTAGATTAAGAAGTATGAAAAACTGGCAAGTGTTGGAGATTGAAGGAAAGCTGCATTGTGTTATGTTTGACAAAACCATTTAAAATACTTGCGGTTACAATCCTGATATTGTAATTTGTGTCTTGTGTCTTTTGTTGGTTGGTCTTCCTAATTGCCTTGGTGTGCGCTAGCGATCAACTAATTTAAAAGTCACATTAACCCCTTTGTTTCTGAGAGAATCAAGGGGTTTTTTATTGCCTTAAATATATTTAATTAAAAACCTTAATTAAGGCTTGACGTTTAATGTTGGTTAGTCCATTATAGCTCTATCGAAACGAGATACAGCTTTACTAGATGCGGTTACGAACTCACTTAAGGTTACGGTAATCATCCAGAAGTCAGCGGTAAACATAAGAACCCTTAAAAAGAAGTTTGAGACCGACACAGGAATCAAACGCCTCGAATCGAATAGTAAGACGGAAGCCAACCGAGAGAGCTTAGAAGGTGGTCAGAAGTGAATTACCTTGCTAGACACCCACGAGGATAAAGGAGGCGCGGAGCATAGTCGAAATCTAGCTGCTCTATCATTTTAAATAATTAGTTAAGGCGGCAATATGAAAACAATAATTAACAAAAAAGGCAACATAGGTTTTAACGTAAGGCCTCACAACTTTACAGGTGATAGTTTGGGTTTTTCTATCAGGGATAGGATCGAGAAAAGCGGCGGAAAGGTAAAGTTTAGCGTTTCTAAGTATGTAGTAAGAAGTTGCGGCAAAAAACAACTTAGAGTTGAATTACTTAGCGATGAGGCAGGATTGAATATCTTTGATACTATGAACTTTCACCCATCGACCAAGCTTTACGAATCAGTTACCGATGCCGAAATCATAGCTAGAGAAATGTTTGATAGATTACCAGACGCTGAAGGCTTAGGTTTTGAGATTGTTTACTGCTAAGGAGTCATTATGAAAATAGAAGCTAAGGCGGTTTACCGTCAATCGATAGGAGTTAATGAGTGCCCAAACAAGGGTTTTGACAACGTTAATTACCATGTGGAACTAGTCACAGCGGTTAACAATGTAGAGGGCGTTGAGGGCTACGACAGCTCTATACCGATGATATCTGGTATACGCTTTAAGGTTACTTACAATCAGCGAAGCCCGAAGGTTAAAGGGGTGAAAATTTTCGATAACTTGAAGCATTGTCAGAACTTCGTAGACCTTCTTGATGATAAAAATATTAAACTTACGGATTAATAAAATGACTTATTCAGAAATGATAAAAGACGCCAGAAAACTTGCGAAAGAGTCGGGGTTAACTCTTAAAGTCGACAACTGTTACATCAACGGTAACAAAGCATATAAAATAATTAGAAGAGATAGCGGGTTAACTTATTTAGGAATGGACAGAATGACACTAGCAATGGCTTATGAAACGCTTCTAGCAATGTAAAACACCAATTTACAACTAACATGAGAGAACTTATAACTATGTTCGATTACGAATCAATGAGCGATTTACAGATAAACAAACTAGTCGCTGAGAAAATCGGCCTTATATTTCGAGATGACGATCTAGATTACAGGAGTGAATACCCTTCGACGCTGTGGTGTGCAAATCATGAATTTGGCAATCAAATTGAGCCTTGGGAGCAGAAGAACTTTATTTTAACCCCAGATGACGCTTGGCCTATTATTGTTGAGAATGAAATATCAATACAAAAAGATACTACGCATTGCTGTGAGGAATGTAGCGAGTATTTCACGACTGATCTATGGGAGTCAGATCATCCTATTATTGACCGGGTAAGTTGCTTTGACTCCAACCCACTACGAGCCGCAATGATTGTTTTTCTTAAAATGAAGGGGTAAAAAATGACTCATTCAGAAATGACAAGAAACGCTAGAGATCTAGATAGGGATAATGCAATGGATGAATTTAACCTTATCGGATCTTATGAGGAAATGCAGGAAAAAGTTATTAAGATTTACGAAAAAGGTTATGAGGATGGTCGTAAAGAACGCGACTACGACCCGCATTCTCACAGTGAAACTTATGATCTTCAATGTAAGATTAAGCAAGTTTATGAAAAAGCAGAGATGTTAAAATAGGGCTTTAGTGTATGGCTAAATCTAAACCAAAAAAACGCAACAAAAAAAACAGCCAGCTAAACAGATCTACTAGAATGGCAAGATATGGAACAAGTGATTTACTTCTTGTTTTTGTTGGAGGGAAAAAAGAGACTCACGTTTTAGATAAAACAGACGGAAGCTATGTAAATGTTGGGGCTATTATTGCAGACTCATTCCAATCAATAGCCTTTAAGTGGTCTATATATCTAGCTGTTCTGTGTAGAAGGCAAGACGGACAAGAGTATATACAGAGTGAAGAGATACACCACCAGCAAGCATACAGGCGCAATATACTAGAAGGTAAATTAAACAGGCGTCATGAAAAATTAATTGAGTCTTGCAACAAGCTGCATATTGTCAATATAGCGTGGATAGCCAGCACAACGCCATATCAGTTTAACGATGAATACTGTGATAAGTTATTAACTAGTCGCGATGCGTGGTCTAAGCCGTCGCAATGGGAAGTGTTGAGAGATGAATAAAATATCTGAAGAATTAACAAGGGGAAGATTTCAACTAAAACCCTTTGATATGAACAATGTTAAAAAAGCTAAAATAACAGAGGGAGGGGCTAAAAAATTAGATGTCAGAAGAAAAACCGAAATGATATTAGAAGAAATTAATTTAAGAAAAATAAACAATTTTGATTAATAAGGTCGGTATGAAAAATTTAATTTTAACATCGAAAGATTTTAACGAAAAAAACGAGTATGTAGGCAAGGAAGATTTATCCAATTTTAACGGCTCTATCGTTAGTAATGACGGGGTAGAGTTAATGGTTTTTGATAGCTTAAAAGTTCGCGGTGACTGTATAGGAGCCTCTATTGTTGTTATTAATCATATCGAGGTTGGCGGAGACTTAAGGGCTTCAAGATTAAATGCTGGTGGGTGTATCCGTTCTGGTGGCTGCATGTACTCATTGGGTGAAATAGTATCAGGCGGGTTTATATCGGCTGTAGATAGTATGTTTTCAGGGTCTTGCATTACAGCTAAAAGATTTATTGAAAGCAAGAAGGGCGCAATAAATGCGGTGAAGGGTGTTAAATCTGGTGGGGTTGTTGAGGCTCTAAAAGGTGTTGTGATTGGAGAGTTTTAAAAATATAAAGCTAAGTTAGCAATAAAGAATTCAAACTTAATAACAAGGGTTTTTCTATGCTAGAAAGTAATGATTTTGCAAAAATATTTTATCATCCAGTTGTAGGGCAAATATTAGTTTTAAACGAAGACGGACACCCCGCCATATTATTTAAATTTAAACCTGATTCGCTTGGGGTTTGCGCTACCAAAATGATATTTAAAGATACAGAGGAGGGGGCTAGTATTTGCGATAGAGTATTTAACGAAGTCGACGAAAGCAAGGCGGTTGATCTCGTAACGTCTGCTTATCTAAAATTAAAAAAGACTGGATTTTTAAAGTAGCCATCAAAAAAATAAACAAGGCGTGAAAACATGGATAACAACACAATTATTAATGATTATTTAAGCAAAGAAATAGCAAGGCTTCACATAGAGCATGAAAAGGAAGTAGGCAATTTGAAAATCGAGTTAAGCATTAGAGACGCTAAAATAAAAGGACTTAGAGAATCTTTACAAGTTATTGCCAATGACAACAAGAGGATAAGGGAGGAGATGGATAAGCTATCACCAAAACCTATTGTTTATAGAATATTGTAAAGGAAAAAACAGTGGCCAACATTACACAAAAAATCATCGATAAAGAGTGCCAGAGATTGAAAGAATCTTGGGCGGGAATGGTAGATTGTAGCGGATTAACTCAGGCCGTATTTATTGCCTGTGGGCACGGTACTATGTTTCTTTATCGTTATGACAAGCTAAGGAATGAAGTAATATCAAAGGGTTTTTTAATGCCTGAGTTGGTAAAGGGTGTCGATATCACCGAATTTAATTAATTTCGCATATCTGTAAATAACCCCTTGCAGTTTGAACCTTTAGGGGTTAATATAGCTCTATCGAAACAACAACAACGAGAGCATAAGCCATGTTAGCAATATTTGATTCAATACAAGACCTAGCCAAGTTCAACGCCAAGCCGCACCTTTTCACACACTCCTCGCCGTTTGGTGGAGAAAGCGCTTTTTACGTCACGCTAGAGAGCGGATGTGAAGAGATGTTCACCGCTAGAGTGGAGCAATTTGGAGGGTCGGTACTGTAATGACTACAGCAAACAAATACCTAGATCTATTTTGCAAAAGTAGAAGAGGGCGCGACGGTGTGGTTTGTTGATGGTTCGTTGATAAAGTTTAAGGTTGGGACATGGGCAGAGCTAGGATTTTACGCACATGTTCAATAGAGGTAAAACGAAATGCACATTAGCCAAGCTATAGAAAATATCGCAGATAAAATAACTAATGTTGAAGTGGAGTTTAGAAAATCCTTAATGGCTATCGCTTCGGATGAAAACATATCTTCTAGCATGAGAGTTGAAATTTACCGACATATGAAAAATGTAGAAAAATCAATATCTGATGCTAGAGGTTCACTTATGATAGAGCAATTATCTCAAAGGAAATAAATAAAATGGTTATTATACAAGGCTTAATTTCTGGAAAGCTTTTTGTTTGCACTATGTCTAAGGATGCCGTTTCCAAAGTTAGAGATGACCATGATTTACGCATGAGCAAAACTGAGGCGGGATTGTGGATTGCTGAACCTTCAGCTTTAAATCATATCAAAAGTCATTGCGAAAATACTCATTATCAACTTGGTGAAGTTAAACTTAATTAATCTAGGCCGCAACGGGTATCAGATAAGCGATATATAAAACAGGAAAATGCAATGCTTAAAGTTAAAAAAGAATGTTGTGGACAGTGCTTGTTCAGCAGAGACAAGATCGTTAGTGATGCTAGAAAGAAAAGTATCTTATCTGATTGCAAGAAAAAGGATAATCATTTTCTTTGTCACAAAGCAACAATAGAAAACAAAGATGTTGTTTGCGCTGGATTCTACGAGAGACATACCAGCCAGATGATTAGAATTAGCCAGAGAATGGGCTTTGTAGAGATGGTGGATTAATTATGAATGATAAATGCAAATGCTTTGAAGAGACGCTGGAACGGTTAAAGGATCATGTTAAAAAAGAAAAAGTACCAGAGGGAGCTTGCGATTTTAACATTGAGTTCGAAGGGGCTACTTACTTCTTTATCGGTGGCGACTACTCCCCCGTTAATCCAAAAGTTAAGTACGAATATCGATTACCAAAAAAAGGCGGCGGGTACAGAGCTAATATGACCAAGGGTGATTCGATAGTTATAGCTAGCTTCTGTTGCTTTTGCGGTCGCAAGTTAAAAGGAAAGGTGAGTTAACAAGTGTCGTATATGCAACATAATATAGCTTATGTTGCATATAGCTAAAAAAGGGTAAAAATTATGGGAGTCATATCAATAAAAATATTTAAGCTGAGGTTAAGGGCATGAGTAAGAAAAGCGAAAGAATAACTTTGCTAATTGCGACCAGAAACGCGATCGAGTATTCACATAAAGACGAGGAAGATAGCAGGGTTAGTTTTGATTTGGCATTTGTTCAGCAGGTTGTGAGCACCCTTGATGCACTTCTTTATATGGACGGCGTTTCCTCCCTTTCAGCCGACAGCAAGGTGGGTTCATAATGGAAGAGTTTAAAATAACACCGCTACAAAAAGGCCAAATAACCAGAGCGGTTAACACACTTAATCGAGTTCGGGGAGAGCTGGAAAAGAACAACCCAGACGCGCCAAACGTTAACTGGTATTTGGAGGATTGCGGCAACTTGAATCTAATGTCGGATGATTCACACACTGGGCTAGGGGCTGAGCGTAATGAAGGTGCGGTAGTAAGTACTTGGGACTTAAGAAATTCTAGCGGGGGTGGTTGGTGATGAGATATTGCAACGTTGGAGAGGCTAGGTGGGACGGAAGGGTTAGAACTTGCGGTCAAGAGTTTGACTATCGTGACGGTAAGCTGCCCGAGATGTACCAGTGCGAATCGTGCCAGATTAAGACGCTTAAGGCTCAGGTAGAACGACTGGAAGCAACTTTAGAGAATCGCGCTCTTGGTGGTGATAGCCCCTTATTGGCGGCAGATGCTTATTATGAAATAGCGGCGATACTGGCACCTAATGGCGGGTCGGTTGTCGAGGCTGTCGAAATGTTAAAGGCGGGTAAGCGATGCCGTTAGGGGGAGTTAGGAGATATTACAGGGTTCAAGCGCTATCCGTGGCATCCGAACTTATAGAACAGCACGCAGGTACAGACGCTATGATTGACTTACCTGAAGATGAAGCGGATATATTCAGCCAAGAATGTCAAAATCTGGCCGCTAAGCTTAACAAGATGGCCGAAACGTTAAAGGCGGGTAAGTGATGGGATACGTAAAGATATCAGCAATAGAATTAGCGGCCATTAAATACGCTACTGACGGCCTTAGCGACCAGATAGGCGGAGGTTCGGAAATGAATCACACGATTATTAACTACGATATTTTAGTTAATTTGTTGGCGAGAATTCAGAAAGAGGCGGGATTGTATGAGTGAGATTGAGCGATTTGATTTAACACCCCTTTCGTATGAGCGTGAAGAAATGAGCCGTTCAGATGATGGGGATTGGGTTAAGATCGAAGACCACTTATCTATAGTCGACGACCTTAATAGCGAATTGCAAAAGTACAGGTCGATATGTTCGGAATTTCAAGAAGAACTTAAAGAGGCGGGATTAAATGGGTGACATAAAATGCCCATACTGCAAACACGAACAAGACGTTTGCAGTGAGGAGGATTACTACGAACAGGATCAGCAGCATCAAATGGAGTGTGAACATTGCGAAAAGTGTTTCACATTCACAACTGAAGTACTTTTCTGCTACTCACCGTCAAAGGCTGATTGTTTGAATGATGGTGAGCATGACTGGAAGCCTACTAACCCTTATGATGAGCGATTTATTAGAATGAGGTGTAAAGATTGTGACGAACGCAGAATGCCGACAGCGGATGAAATGCAAGATATTATGGTCGGTGATAAATTATGAGTGACTGGATACCGATTGAAGAAGTAGAGCTTGAAATTGGCGGTAGTTACTGGGTGATTACTGAAACTGGGATTGACAGTTGGGGTGTGTGGGAATGTGCGGTTGTTTATCATGGCGAGTATTTCGGCGTTGAATGTGACATTTCTCTAGAAGAAGTATCCCATGTAATTAAAATAACAAAACCAGAGGCGTGAATTATGGATGGTCACATTGATAGAATGGAAGAAGAGCTTATACAGTTAGGGGAAAGGGAGAAATCTTTGACTAGTTTTATATTTAATAATGAAAAGTTCGATGCTCTTGGTAGGCGTGAGCAGGTTCTAATGATTCAGCAGGTAGGGTTAATGGCGCAATACTGTAGAATATTGAATGAGCGAATTTCTAGGGCGAGAGGATATAGTGGCTTTCGGCTTTAAATTTGGCAAATTTCGTAGAAAAGAAAGAAAGAGTAATAACTGAAATTTATTACGAATAACAAGGCGCATATGATAGCCTACAAGCCACTGCTTTAGATTGTAATCTCGTTGGGGTTTTTTCTCCTTTTATCCCCAGTATCAACGGGGTTACATTCTAAAGCTTTTTATAAAAAATTTAACATCAATCATTACATGTGTTAACATTGACTGGTCGATAAGTGGCTTTATAAACAAAGCTTTACCTCTGATTTTTATATTGATAAAATATAATTTCAAATAATTAAATTCAACCTAGGGGTATTTATGCCAGACCATCAAAGACCAGTAAAGCAGAGCCAGCAAGAACAAGACCAAAAAGAACAAGAAGAAACTAGTTAAATGAGCGATATCGCGTATATATTGATTTATATAGTGCCATTGATCACAAAATCAAAAGCGGCCTTTATATCTATATTCGCGGTATTATGTCTAATACTAGTTGAGCGAGTTAGCCAGCATGTTTTTAACTTATACTCGCTTCACTTGTCATTTGACTATTTAACTAAGCTAACAATTCTTATGCCGTGGGCATATTTGCTACACAAAGCAAACTCACGATCTTTTATTATTATATTCGCGTCATGTGTATTTGAAGTGATAATGTCTATTGATATGTTAGTTAGTCGACAAGCTCAAACGTCTTTATATGAAGCGTATCCAGCCGTAGTTTTAATGTTTCATTTACTGGCGGCGTTTTCGCTTTTTGGGGGCTGTAATTCAAGTTGCAATCGTGATAATGATGATAGCAGTCGCAATAGTCGCCTTAATAAATCTAGCGCTAAATCTGCATGAAAGAACACTTAGCCGCAATAATAAACAAGACCGTTAGTTATGCCGCAATGACGGGGGCTGGTGTTGGCGGTGCTAATGCGGTTATTAATAGCGCTCACATACAAGATACTCTAAGTATTGCGGAGTGGGGCGGTATTGTTGGTATTGCGGGTGGTATAGTTTTAATCATCGAAAGGCTATACAACATCTATACTAAGTGGCATGACCGAAAGAAAGATATAAGAATTGATAAATAAAGAGGTAGCTATGGGAACTTTAAATTTAAAACTAAAAAGGCTTTGTTTGGATGATTGCACCATAGGAGCGCTTAGTTACGGCCCTGATTTTCGCGTATTCACTCTTGAGCTATCTTGGTTTAACAATCTAAACTCTCATAGCTGCATCCCCGCCGGATTTTATGAATGCGAAAAAACAACAAGCCCATCAAAAGGTCATTGTATATCGATTAAAAATGTAGTTGGCAGAACTCATATATTGATACACAGCGGAAACTATACATCCAACACTCTAGGCTGTGTGCTGGTTGGTGATTCAATAAAAGACATCAATAATGACAAGACGCCAGATGTAACAAACAGTGTAAAGACAATGGAAAGGCTAATGCTAGTTGTTCCTGAAAATTTCATACTGGAGATATCACAATGATAAAGTTTCACAAGAGATTATCCACTTGGGCTAACGGTCTAGCTGTAGCTACTAGTGCCGCAATGATTTACATCCCTGACATGGGAATGACTGGGCCATTAACTGCAAAGATAATGTGCGCCTGTGCCGTGCTTGTTGCTGCAACTCAATTCTACAAGCAAAAGCATGATTGATTTTATTACAGGCTCTATAGCGCCCTACGCCATAGCTCTGCTAAGTATAGCGGCTGCATATTTCGGGTTTCGCTCTAAATCGCAAGAGAACACGATTAAAAAGCAAAAAGACGAGATAATAAAAAAAGAATCCGAAGCTATTATTTTAATAGATGCAATAGACAGGCAAAAAGCAGAAATAAGGAAGGCTAATGCAGCCAGTAGAATACTATCTAGCAATGATAGCCGCGGCGTCGTTGTTGACAGGATGCGGGAGCGTGCAAACAAGGACGGTAACAGTAATTGAAACGACTTGCTCTACCGTCCCATACATTCCCCTGTCAAACAAAGATATCGATAAGCTGCTAGATAACGATTTATTCCGTATAATTGACTTAATTGATAAACAATCAAGAATAATCGATAATTGCAAAGGCAATTAAAATCAGCATCTTAGTTAACTATCCACAGTGCAATTATAAAAATATGTTAAGGCGTAAACATGTTTGAAATGAATAAAGAGCAAGAAGACCTATTTAACGAGCTAACCCCGCTACAAAAAGAGATATCACTGAATTCAATTTCAGGCATGAATGATATTGAGTCTTACAAAAAATCAAAAGGTAAATCTAAGACCGTAAAATCTATGGAGGCCAGTGTAAGTCAGATCTTAAGAAATATTAAGGTGAGGAGTTTTATTAACTCTATGGCTAACCATGTGGTAAATCCTGCCATTATGAGTCGTGACGAGATGCTTAAGGATTTAACTGTGGTCGCTAGGGTTACTACCCCTCAAGTGGAAGGAAACGGCATAGCGGTGCTTACAGAGCTAAAAGGGGGGTTTGATGTGAAATTAAAGGCTATGAAGCAATTGGCCGAGCTAGCGGGTTACGAAGCACCAAAACAAGTCGAAGTTTCAGAAAAAGAAAATCTAACTCCTTGGGGGAATATCGCGGCGTCAGTAGATGAGTAAGCTTCACTTTTCCCCGCAAAAAGTCTTCTCACCTGCATATAACACTGATTCAAATATCATCATGCAAGAAAGATCTTTTTTTAGTTCTCTGTATGATTACTTTGTGGATTATGGGGGTCGAGGAGGAGGAAAAACCAAAGATAAGATAAAAGCCATAGTACTAGAGTCCACCATTAGGCGGGTTAGGGTTCTTGTTACTCGTGAGTTTCAGGAGTCTATTAGCGAGTCAGTCAAAGCGGAAATAGAAACTTGCATTGATGAACTAGACTTGCACCACTTTTTTAAAATAACAGAGGATAAAATAGTTGCAAAAAACGGGAGTAAATACGTATTTAAAGGATTGAAGAAAAACATTAACAACCTAAAATCTATTGCAAATGTAGATATTGTTTTAGTTGAAGAGGCTGAAAACGTTTCGGCTGTATCATGGGACAAGCTTTTGCCGTCAATAAGACCAACAAGCGGCAGGGCTATAGTAATCGTTATCTTTAACCCTGCAAGCGAATTAGACGCAACTTGGCAGACTTGGTTAGTTAACACCCCCAGTCGAACACTATTAACTGAATGCAATTACACAGACAATAAATATTTTCCAAAATTCCTAGAAAGCCAAAGAAAACATGACGAAAAAACGTTACCCCCTAAGCGATATAAAAACAAATGGCTTGGCATTCCAGCAGGTTCTGAAGGGGAAATAATAATAGATCAAGACTGGCTCAAAGCGGCTAGGTATGCCAGCAATCATCCTGAATGGATTAACGCTGGCATTAAACAAGTTGCATATGATCCAGCAGGGCAAGGAAGGGATGCAAACGCGGCTGTTTTTGCAGATGGTAACTGCGTTAAAAATGTCGATGAGTGGGTTAAATCTCCCGACTTAAGACAAGCGACTAGACGAGCTTTAATGATGGCTCGCAATAATGATGCCGAGCAATTTACTTATGACGAGTGTGGCGGGTTTGGTGACGGGGTAAGCGTTTTTGTTGATGATAACGTAAACGGTATTGATATTGCTTTAATAACTAAAGAAACAGACATTGAAAGCTTACCAAAAGCTATTTTTTCTAGTGATGGGGAAAATGATTTAACTGAATATAAATACCCAAAAATTGACATGCAAATCATCCCATTCAATGCGGGTGATTCAATACCAAAACCAAACGAAAACGACGAAGTAATCAAGGGCACAGAAAAAACCCCCTATGAAATTTATTCTAACCAAAAAGCACATGCTCACGGAGTTACAGCGCAGAAACTATACAATACATATAGATTTATAAAGTTGGGAGAGCGTGACATTGACCCGCTTGATATGATGAGCATAGACATTGAATGTGAGGATACTTGGAACAAAATAAACCGTGAGATGTCAACGGCGCTATGGGTAAAGTCTGAAGCTAACAGCAAAAAGAAAGTAGAAAGCAAAGAGAACATGAAAAAAAGAACGGGGCAAGAATCACCGAACATAAATGATGCGATAGTTATGCTTAGCGCCCCTAGAAAAGTTGACTCACCAGATTTCTTTGATTTAGATTGGTCATGATAACTTTCTGTTAAAATAGAAACGCGCTAGTATTATCTAATCAAACAGAGGATCTTAAAATGCCCATCATACAGCTTGATAAAGAAGTTTGGACTGCAATCACAACAACGGATAAGACAGGGGGAGTATTCCATCTTTCAGGAAATGGAACCGTGATTTATGCGGAAACCCCAGTAACCCCAGTAGGCCACACACCAGCAACCCCAACATCAAGAAAAACACAACTGGGTGATAGTTTTACATACTGGGGGGTAGAAGCCGTTAATTTTTTATGGGCCTACGCTATATCTGACGATGCTTCACTAACCGTTACACCAGCGGAGGTTTAAGAATGCCTACATCGGATAAGGGTTTGATAGTTTTAAGCGGTGATGCTGGAGGCGGAGGATTGCCAGCATCATCAAAAAGCATAGAAAACGATGTTGAACTATTTATAACTGAAGCGGCAAACAACTTAGCTGAAATTAAAATTGTAAGCCTAAACTCTATAAATATAAATGCGGCAGACTGGGAAGACGGGAGCCGATTTATAATCACATCAAAAAGCGACAATCTTACTTGCCAGTTAAAACAGCTAGGGTTTAATTCGGCGGTTGTCATAAATGGAGAGGAGTCTGTTTTATTCGATAACTTACAAATTGGAAAATACGGTGCTTCATTTACTTGCTTTGTAAGTGGTCAAGTTAACAAAGATTTAACGATAATTAGTAATAGTAACGATAGATTTTCTTTGCTGCCTTTTCCCTCTGTTGATGTAGTTGGCGTTGTGGGTTCTAACAATACTGACTCTGTTAATTTGTTAGTGCTAGATACATCGCTAACAGAATTGCAGCGACAAGTTACTGTGATTGGAACTGCCGATCCTACAGTGTCTGTAAATATGGTTCATGTTGATGTAGCAAAGCTGGCGGGATCTGTTAGCCTTGGTTCTTTAATGTCTGTAAATACTGTAAATGGAACTTTTAACATTCTTGAAAATATTAGTTTTATTGAAACGTATGGCTTTGCAAAGTGTCGCTTTGCTGCAAGTGATAATATAGTTATTGGAATTGGAATTGGAGATCCAACGGACTTACCTTCAATGGCTGGCTCAACAACGGCGGGGGGTACTTACGTTTCTAGATTTGTTGATGATAATCGAGGCGAGGGAGCTTCTAGAGATGTGACTTTTCAACTTCCTTATTTTCCAGTTGGAAAAACATCAACAAATGCAGCCGCACAGGGCGATGAGCTTTTCATTGTTGCTTGGACTGAGGAAACTGACAATTCAGTAGTTACATTTGAAGACATGATAATTACAATTAAAGCATTTAATTAAAAGTAACCCGCTACTAAAGTTATCTAGTAGCGGGTTTTATTTTAATACTATCACTACCGCTAATTAGTTTACAAGATATTAACAATTGGCAAAATTCAACCATTCAAAAAATAGTGTATTATTGACAAAACATTATCAACCTCAGAGCTTGCTCATGAACAACAAAAGACAATTAAAAAAGAAGAAAGATAGAGAACCAAAATCAACAAGTGATCATCATGATGCCTTGAATGTCTTGGAGAGCTTAAACACGGAGGAAAAAAGATGGGAGTATATAAACTTAAAAGCTATTCAACGTACAGCGCCTAAGCCTACCGCCAATACTAACGCGGCAATGGACGCCAATACTAACGCGGCAATGGACAGTTGCGAAGGTTCAGCGGCCCAGTATCAAGCAAGTTTTGAGAATGCAAACCCTCATTTGCTATCCTACTTTATAGCCTCGTCAAGCTTCATCGGTTATTACGCTTGTGCGCTGATAGCTCAACATTGGCTAGTTGCAAAAGGCTGTGAAATAAAAGCTAAGGACGCAGTTAAAAAAGGCTACGATCTTAGTTTTGGCGATGGGACAGAAATAGGCTCAAAGCAGATTAAGCGCGTTGAAGCATTAGACAAAAAGTACAAACTTAAAAAGAATATGTTTGAGGGTGTAAAGTTTAGAAATATCTTTGGCATACGACATATTTTATTTAAACACACAGATCCAAACTTTGACTATGAAAAACCGTTCAACGCCGACTCTTTTAAGGGCGGTAAATATGCGGGTATATCACAAATAGATCCGTACTGGATAACCCCAGAATTTGATAACGCTGATTTGGTCGACCCCGCCGCTATCGGTTTTTATGAGCCGACTTTTTGGTTAATTCAGGGTAAGAGATATCACAAGTCTCATTTTGTTGTTTTGCTCGGTGATGAGGTTTCTGATTATCTAAAACCAACATACAGATACGGCGGCATCCCTTTAACACAAAAAATTTATGAGCGAGTTTACGCGGCTGAAAGAACAGCTAACGAAGCGCCACAGCTTGCAATGACTAAGCGCCTACAAGTTCGAAAAACTGATTTGGCAAAAGCGCAGGCTAACAAAGCTAAATTTGTTGCTAGTCTCCAAACAGCTAACGAGTTCAGAGATAACTATGGGGTGACAGTCGTTGGAAAAGACGAGGAGATCAACCAGCTAGAAACATCTTTAGCTGATCTTGATGATGTTATCATGACGCAATACCAGCTAGTTTGCTCAATAATTGGCGCACCAAGCACTAAAATACTAGGGGTGTCGCCAAAAGGGTTTAGTACTGGAGAATCGGATTCTGACAACTATATAGAAGACGTGGAAGAGTTGCAGGGTAACGATATGACAGAGATAGCAGAAGCCCACTACGCGAGACTGATACCATCGGCGCTTGCTAAAGAGTTCGGCGTATCAGATTTAGAAATAGATATTAACTGGCGACCCATCAAAGTTATGTCTGAAAAAGAAATTGCAGATACTAACTTTTCAAAATCTCAGGCTGACATGGCAGCATTCAACACGGGGGCGATTGACAATATCGACATTAGACAGCGATTAGTAAACGATAAACAATCAGGCTATTCAGGTTTAGAAATGCCCACTGAAATTATCGAGACAGAAGATACAGAAATAGGCGAAGAGGTTTAACGGCTATGGCTAAAGAACCGACAAAATTTGTCATGACTAGAAAGCGTGCTGACTGGGTAGAGGGAAGAAAAACCACTCTGCGCGGTACGCCTATGCGCGTAAACGAGGCCGCCGTTAATCGCGCAGGTGAGGAAGCGGAAGCTATGGTTTATAAGATGCACAAGGATGTGTCTAGGCAAGTTAAAAACCTATTTAAAACTACCACTGCCAAAAATTCTATACCCGATAAACCAAAAGAGATAACAGTTGAAAATTCAGCGATGGACGCCTCTATTTCTAGTCAGTCTAGAATTTTAATGAATAAGTTAATTAATAAATGGCAAAAAAGCTTTAATCTTTTTTCTGTGTCTTTTACTGATAAAATGATTAGTACAGTTGACAAGCAAGCTATGACAGACACACAGCGAGCAGTGGAAAAGCTTAGTGGGGGCGTCACAATAAAGACCGATTCATTAAGCGAGCGAACAAATGACATACTTATAGCTAGTACAGACGAATCAACGTCACTGATTAAAACTATTTCTTCAGATTATACAACGGAAGTTAAAGAAGCTCTTATGCGCTCTATTACTAGCAATTCATCAAGTTTTACTCAACTTAAAGAATCAATCGATTCTATGCTAATGAGCAAATATACCACTTACAAAAACAAGGCTAAAAATATCGCGCTAGACCAAACTAGAAAGGCTTACGCTGGATTGTCTACATCTAGAATGAGAGACGCGGGATTAAACGAGTATATTTGGCGTCATGCAGGGGGTAGCCAGAACCCAAGAAGCTACCACAAATACACATTGAATGGCCAAACGTTTAAGTTAAGCGACCCGCCTATAATCGACCCAAAAACTGGCGAGAGAGGCGAGCCGAGTACGTTAATTAACTGCAAATGCTACAAAGAACCCGTGATAACTTTTGATTAACGAATGATTGCTAACTTATATTGCTAGTTATTTGCAATAAAAAACATTAGTTATATAATGTCAATATAATAAACGTGGTGATTTTATGGCACATACAGAAGATGAAAACGGCTTTATACTGATAAAAGACAACCCCATTTCTAAAAGTGGAGTTTTTCAGTATCTTGGTCAGAATATATCACCAGATTTAGAGCCAGATAAAATTTATGATGTTTGGCGACCAGAGCAGGAATTAAACAACTCTGAAACTATCGAATCTTTTAAACTAGCGCCGTGGATACCGTATCATGAGATGCTAGGCGAAAATTATACCGATGCTGAAAAAGTAGGAGTTCAAGGCGTTACTGGCGAAAGTGTATACTTTCGAGATGGAACGCTATATTCAAATCTAAAGCTTTTCGGTAGCAATCTTAAGCAATCTATCAAGGAAGGGTTAAAAGAGCTTTCTTGCGGGTTTGGTTGCTTGTGGACAATAATCGACGGGGTTACGCCTAACGGCGAAGCCTACCAAGTTATACAATCTAGAATACGTGGCAATCACTTGGCATCCGTTCCTAACGGGCGGATGGGTAATGATGTTGCTGTTGCTATGGATAGGGCAACGTTTGCCCTTGATCACTTAAACTTTGAAAACAACCCAAGTGGTGAGAAAATGACCAAAGAAGAACTAAAGGCAGCTATGGACGCGGCTATGATTCCATTTAAGACGGCTATGGATGAAATGAGCGAAAAGATCGGCGCTGTTGAGAAAAAAGCCGAAGATATGGAAGAGGCCGAGAAAAAGAAGGCTGAAGACATGGAAGCGGAAGAAAAGAAAAAGGCTGAAGATGAGGAGAAGGATAAAAAAGAAAATCCTTTTGCCAAAAAAGATGACAAAGCAATGGATGCGGCAGTACTAGCGTTAACTGAAACGGTTACGGCTTTAGGTGATGAAATAAAAAGCATTAAATCAAACGCTGTAGATGCTAATTCCGTAATGAAAGCGCTCTCAGAAAAAAACGAGCTGGCAAATAAAGCCTCTGTGATTGTGGGTGCGTTTGATCATGCCGACATGGATAAGCAAGCAGTCGCTAAATACGCCCTTGAAAAAATGGGTGTTTCTTGTGACGCTGGCGTAGAAGTTGCGACACTTAGCGGCTATCTAGCAGCACGCCAACAACCAAATTTTGTTGTCGATTCTAATGCTCAAGATAGTTCCGACAATTCATATTTAAAAGCATTGGGGCTTTAACATGACACAGAAAATTGTAACAAATAAAGCGCTTGGCACTGGTGTTGTGGGTGAATTCTATTCAAACCAGCCACAGCGAACGCGCGGAAAAATATTAATTTCTGCATCCGAAGCGCTTAATATTATCGGTGTAGCTCTAACTCAAGTTGCGGGTGAAGATGAACAAGTTGCGGTTGGTACTTCTGCTATTTTTGCTGGTATCCTTGGCACTCCAAAAGCTTTGTATAGAAACGGCTTAGATGCTCAAACGGTTATCCCGAACGGTACGGCTGTCGAGTGCATTTTGCAGGGTTACGTTATTGTAAATCTTCCCGCAGCGGCTGCAATTGGCGATTTTGTTTACTATTCAGATACTGATGGAACATTGGCAACTGAAAATCCCGCAGTTACGGCACCAGTTGGATTTACTCGCGTTGCGGGTGGCACTGTTCAGATTAAAAACGTGTCACAAGCTGGCTTAGGTATTATTTACCTTGACGCCGCTGGTGACTCAACGGCCACAGTTTAGGAGCTGATTAAATGACTAAAATAATTAACACTCGTGAAGTGCGCAGCTCAAAAGATATGGGCGGCATTGCTTTAGACGAGAGCCAGTTAAAATCTTTGGCACAAGACCCAAGAGCCTTGGCTAGACTAGGAATTGGCATGGATAGCCGTTTTGCTAAAAACGCTGTCACAATTGCAATGGATGCGGGCATTGTTACCCCAGTGACAACGGGTGCCCTTGGTACTCCCGTACAATTCCTACAAGAGTTCTTGCAAGGCGTTGTACACATTCTTACAACTGCAAGACGTGGCGATGTTCTAGCCCCGATTGTAACGGCTGGAAACTGGCATGATGAAGAGGTAGTACAAACTATACTCGAACATCTTGGAACACCAGAGCTTTACAAAGACCACGGAGACGTACCGCTAACATCGTGGAATCAGACCTTTGATCGCCGTACTATAGTACGCTTTGAATTGGGCTTGCAGGTTCAAAAACTTGAAGAAGCAAGAGCAGGCGAAACACAAGTTAACTCAGCTCAAGAAAAACGCGCCGCTGTTGCCCTTGCATTTGAAATATTGCGAAATGATATCTTTTTTAACGGATATAACAGCGGAACAAATAAGACTTATGGATTCTTAAATGATCCTAACCTTCCCGCGTTTGTCACTGTCGTTAATGGTGGTGGCGGTAATTCAGAATGGGATACTAAAACAGTAGCCGAACGTGTTACCGATATCGTGACCGCAGCGGCAGCGCTAAGGAAGCAATCAGGTTCGCAAGTTGATCCTGAATCTATGGCGATCAAATTAGCTGTAGCTTCAAGCGTCAAAGATTTAATGAATGAATCAGATTCATCATTCACAAACGGAATGACTGTTAATGAATGGTTAACTAAAAACTATCCAAACATAATCGTTGAGTCTATCCCTGAATTTGAAGATGCGAACGGCGGGGAAAGTGTTTTTTATATGTATGCTATCAACGTTGCTGGCTCTGGAACTGACGACGGTAATACAGTTATTCAGCTTGTACCCTCAAAAATGCAAGCTCTAAATAGTGTTACAACTGTGAAGGGTTACGAAGAGGGTTACACTAACGCAACGGCTGGCTGCTATGTTAAACGCGGTTATGCTTGTGTTCGTTACTCGGGAATCTAGTTAATAGTTGTTAAGGGGGGCGTTTCCCCCTTCATTTTTTAAACGGTGCAAACATGACAAATAAAACTGAAAAAAAGAGTACTAGCATGATTACTATTTACTCGACACTATCAAATGATCAATCATTCCCTACTTACATCAAAGGGAAAGGTAAAACAGTTGCAGCCGCAAAAATAAAGACAGCTATATTGATTAAAGGCGGCGCGCACGTTGCCAACAAACATCATATAACGTCTAAATTTGCAGAGACTCAAATCACAAGTGAAGATTTAAAAGTACTCGAAGATTCACCAGCATTTAACAGAATGGTAGAGCGTGGATTCTTCACAATGCAAAAGCCAACTGAAATCAAAAAAGATAAATCAGCGCCTTTAATCGAAAAAGATATTAAAGCCAAAAATGCAAAAGCTATTGTGATCACTAACGACAATCAACCTGAGTAATCCATGATTATAGATCTTGATATCGCATCGTTTAGGGTTAACTTTCCAGCTTACGCTAGCGAAATTGTTTACCCTGACATGCTGCTTAATTCTCAGTATGCACTTGGTAAGTGTTACTTAGCTGATAATGATTGCACTTTGCCCGAAGCTTGCAGAGAGTATGCACTTCAGTTAATGCTTGCTCATTTGCTATATATTCGAGATCTAATCTCTTCAGGGCAACCCGTTAGAGTCGTAACGTCTGCTACTGAGGGGAGTGTTTCCGTGTCCTTGTCTGAGCCTCCTTTATCCGATGGGAGTTGGGGTTACTGGCTTAATACTTCTCCTTACGGGCCTGAGATTTTAGCAATGCTGGACGTTCAAAGTGTTGGCGGGTTTTATGTTGGCGGTAGTTATGAGCGCAAAGGGTTCAGAAAAATTGACGGGGGTTTTTAGTGGCTAGGGTTAGCGTTAACAGGGGCAGTTTGGACACCCTAATTAATGCGCTGGATAATGCCGATAATCGAGCCGTGCAATCTGGTTGGTTTGAATCTGCTAGATATCAGGATGATGGTACGCCTGTTGCGGCCATTGCAGCACAAAACGAATACGGGAACCCCAAGCTAAGCATTCCCCCTAGGCCATTCATAAGGCCAACAATAGAGGGGCAGAGCGCGAACTGGTCAACGATAGTGGAGCAGGGAATAAAAAAAGCTATTGAAAACGGTACGGGCATTGACAGAGTACTTAATACATTAGGACTTAAAGTTAGTGCCGATATAAAAAACTCTATTGTTAGCGGAGATTTTAAAGCCCTGTCACCCGTCACTATTGCTCTAAGAAAGATTAGAAATGACGGGCAAATGGTTATTGGGGGTAAACTTGTAGGGGCTGTTGCTGGTGCTATTGCGCAGGGTAAAACAGGACTTGGCGAGCTTGGCGATCAATCATTTGGCAATAAAGACCCGCTAAGGGAAACTGGCTATTTGATATCAACAATAACTTATGAGGTGACATAGTGAATAATTTTGGTTTTAATTTACTGGCTACTACTCAAACGGTTATTGGAAAACAAAACTATCAAATAAAAAAATGGTTAAGTAAATCAGAAAATGATATTGGTTTTGATATTGACGTTTATGACATAGCTGAAGAAAGAACAGGAAGCGTTCAACCCGTCAAGCGTAGCGTGTACAATAACTTGGGTTTAGACTTTTCGAAAATATACATTCAGATTTGGGACGTTAATTTGATTGATGTTTTGAACCGAAGTGATAACGCGGATCAAATAATGTTTAATGGTGGAATATACAAAGCATTACCAGACGACAATTGGGTTTCGGGTAGCTGGAATAGTGTTATTTGCGTAAGGATCGGTGATGCGTGACAATGATGTGATAAAAGTAATCATAGCAGAACTAAGAAGCCAGTTACCGATTTATGGATTAGCTGACGTCAAAGTTAAACAATCATATCAACCAACACAGCAAGCAGTATCAGAAGAGCGGCGCATATTCATACACAAAGTAGCAAACCCTCAAGTTGGTAGTGGTTTCATATACAACGGAAACAAAAGAACACAACAATTTTTAAAGAGGGCAACTTTTCAATTTGACGCCCTAGCACAACAAGATCCGCAAGACGTTAACAGCTTAACTGCTAGCGATATAGTAACGATAACGGCTGATGCACTTCAAAGTTACGACTCTGTAAGGAATTTGAGGGCTAACGGTGTTAATATTGAGCGTGTAACTGATGTTAGATCAATTTATTTTATCAATGATAAAGATAGGCACGAATCGTCGCCCTCATTTGATTTTATTGTAAGCTATCAACATGAGTACGAAAAAGAGATCCCCGTTATCACTGGGATTAACCAAAACTACTATGGTGTTTAAAAACTATGGCTATTTCTTCAAATAAATACGTTGCGATTACATCGGGTGTTGGTGGTGCGGCGGCGACTAGGGCGCGAGAGCTTCTTAATCGAATATTCACAATTAACGAACTGGTGCCCACGGGTTCAGTTTTAAAGTTTAGTGATCTTGATTCTGTTTTAGACTATTTTGGTTCTACATCGGAAGAGTACAAGAGAGCTAGCTTTTATTTTGGGTTTGTATCAAAAGCTATTCGATCACCGCAAAACATAAGCTTTGCACGATGGGCGGATGCTGACACTTCAGCGCAGGTTTTTGGCGCAGAATCTGGAACACTTACAGAATTACAGGCTATAACGGCGGGTGCGATCACTGTCACTCTTGCAGGTATTGACGGCCCTGTCGTAGTAGATTTTAGCGCAGCGGCTAGTTATGCAGATGTTGCAACCGAACTGCAAACTAAAATACAAACAGTTGGCGGAACGTTTGCGGCTACAACGGTTGCTTATAACGCACTTAAAACACAATTCAATCTTGATACTAATGGCGTTGCTGATGGGGTGATATCTATCACTGGGCTACCTTCAGTTATTGGCCCCATCGGATGGGATTCAACGGCAACGTTTAGCAATGGCATTGCAGAGCAAACAGTAACAGACGTTCTTTCTAGTTCTTCAGATTTGACCAATGATTTTGGATCTTATCTATTCATTCCAACGCTAACGCTTGTTCAAGTCGAAGAATCAGCGGCTTGGAATATTACACGTAACAATGAATTTCAGTATCATGTTCAAGTTCTGCTAGCTGATACTCAAGCTTATTTTGATAACTTAAATGGATATGGCGGAACAGGTGTTACCCTGTATGATCCCGCTAATGTTGACGAATACCCCGAAATGCTACCTTGTGCGCTTCTTGCTTCTCAAGACTTCAGCAAAGCGGGTGCGGCTGCTAATTACATGTATACGCAAGACTCTAGGCTTACCGCCACAGTAGACACTACGGCAGAGTCAAACGCTCTTGATGCTCAACGAATCAATTATTATGGCAAAACTCAGGAAGCAGGCTCTGAGATTAGTTTTTATCAGCGCGGAACTTTGATGGGTGGCGCAACTTCACCATTAAAAATGGGCGTGTATGCTAATGAACAATGGTTAAAATCTGACTTGAAAGCTGGATTTTTTAACATGCAGTTAGCCCTTCAAATTGTTGGCGCGGATGATACAGGCAAGGCGACCGGGCTAGCTTATATCGTTGAGACTGTAAACAGAGCTATTACAAACGGCTCTATCGCGCAAGGTAAGGTTTTAACTACAACTCAGATACAATTTATCAATCAAGTGTCTGGTCGAGATGATGCGCATTATGACGTATCTAGTAAAGGTTATTGGTTTGCTATTGATATTAGTGAAGAGGTTAACGGCGGTGTAACTGAATACTTCCTAGACTATACTTTAATTTATGCGAAACGTGACGCTATCGATAAAGTTGTCGGTCGACACATACTAATTTAGGGGTTAGAAAATGCCTGATTTATCACACTTCGGTACTATAGCGACAATAACTGCTAGTAACACGATCCCCGTACCCGCGCCAATCACTCACTTTGCTGATGACGCTGACGGCATGGATTTGCCAGAAATGACAATAGCGGAAATGGTTTTAGGAACCAACGGAGATTCAGCAACATGGACGCTTGCCGTACCGATTGACGTATCCGTTAATCTAATCCCGAATACTTTAAGCTCTTTAACAATGAATATCATTTTTGAAGCTAACAGAGCGGAAAAAGGGAAAAGGCCAGCAAGAGATATTATCTCTTTGGTGCGTATAGCCCCTGACGGCTCAACGTTAACATTGAGTAAAGGGAAATTTATTAGCGGGACGCCTGCAACTTCTATGGCATCATCGGGAAGAATAAAAACATCTTCATACAAACTTAGATTTGCGAATATGTTATTTACTCCATCCCCTGACGCAGTACTGAACATTTAAAAAATAATAGCTAGCTAGGTAATCATGAACTGAAAAGGGTGCGCCGCCCCTGCTAGCTATTTACCACTGGCGCGACATAATAAGGGCGAACTATGTCAAAAGTACCATTAATAAAACCAACCGAAATCAAAATTAAGTCAATTGATGAAGAAGAAAAAACCTTCATGATCTCCAGAGTTCCAGCAAGTCGGGGGAGAGAGATTTTTACGCAGTATATGCCAACGGCCATACCAAAAATTGGCGACTACAAAGAAAATGAAAAGTTAATGAAAATGTTGATGGGGTACGTTGACGTTCAAGCCCCTGATGGATCTTGGGTAAGACTAGATAACGATCCTGTTAGAGACTCACACATAAACGACTGGGAAATGCTTGTTAAACTAGAACTGGAAATGGTGAAGTACAACACAAATTTTTTCAGTCCCGAGAAGCTATCAAACGCCTTAACTCGATTCAATCAGACGCTCCCCGAACGAATTATGTTAACGTTGAACCGCTTATCGGGGTCATTATCAGCGAAAAACAAGCAAGCTTAATAGAGCTTAGAACTATCTATGATTATGAGGACGCGCTTAATATGTATGAGTGTGTCATGATCCCAAAAATCAACGAACACTTAGCGATTGAGTATCAAAAGAGTAAGGGCGGTAAATGAGCTTATTAACCACGTTCGGGATTTTGTTTGAAACTGATGCAGAGAGAGCGAGGCGAGAGATTGACGGTGTTGATCAAAGCCTTGAACACACCGAACAAACGGCTAATGACACAGCGGGCGCATTTGATGATCTTAACGATGAGATAGACAATAGCACTGATAGTTTTTTTGACTTAAGTGATGGGTTAAGCAAGGCCGCCGCTGGTCTTGTTGTCGTTACTGGGTTGTTTGCGGGTATCACGGCGCAGGCTCTTGGTACGGATTCAATCGGTAAGTTTTCCGAAACTTTGGGGTTTTCCGTTGAAGAGGTTGGCGCGTGGGGCGAGGCTGCTATTAGGTCGGGTGGTAGTGCTGAAGCCTTTAGAGGTTCTTTAGCATCCCTAAGCGGCCAGCTAACGGATATAAGCTTGACTGGTGGAGGTGCAGCCGCTGAAACTCTCGCAAGGCTTGGGATTAACGCGGTCGGTGCTGGTGGTAAAATAAAAAGCGCTTTTGAAATACTGCCCGAACTTGCAGACTCGTTCGCTAATTTAAGTAAATCTCAATCTGTAGCGTTTGGCCAAAAACTGGGATTAGATCAGGGCACTATTTTATTATTGCAACAAGGTAGAGTTGGTGTTGAGGAATTAGTAAAACGTCAAAAAAGCCTAGGTGTTGCTACAAAAGAAGACGCGGCGGCGGCGGCTGAATTTAATGATGTTCTTGCTGACTCAAGACAAGAGTTTCAAAAGATATTTACAACCGCAGGAACAACAATACTGCCGTTGGTCAAAGCCGTTCGAAAAGGCTTTGAAGCTATGTCATCATGGATTAAAGAAAATGAAACTCTAGTAACTGGTTTTTTTGTTGGCGTTGCTGGAGCGATAACCTATACCTTTTTACCTGCAATTGTCGCGGCAGCTAGCGCAGCTATTGCAATGGCATTACCTTTTGTTGCAATGGCCGCAGTTGTAACCGCTGTCGGGGCTGCATTTGCTATATTGTTTGAAGACGTTGTAGCCTATGTTAACGGGCAGCAATCATACATAGGCGATTTAGCAAAGAAATATGAATGGTTCGGGGATATTGTTGACTCTGTTATTGCGGGTGTTAAAGCATCATTTGAAAGCTTGCAAGGTGTTTTCGACTGGTTAGTGACTTTGTTTACTTCCCCTAACGAAGCAATAAAACAACTTGGTGATAATATTCAAAGCATGATTGATGATGCTTTAGATCTTATCCCGTCAATCGGGGAATCTATTAATAATAGCCTGTCTGATTTGCAAGGTTTATTAGGCTTCGGGGATGATGATATAAGCGCCAACTTAAACAAAGCAATAATGATATCGGGGGCAATAGATAATAATCCTCTGAACGGGCAAACAAGCGCGTCTATCGTTAACAGTCAACAATCATCAAGCAGGGTTAACAATGTGAATATTGGGGCCACTTCAATTAACACCCAAGCGACTGATGCGGCGGGTGTAGCTAGCGCTGTTAGCGGAAGCTTAAATAATCAAGTAAGCATGGCCATAGCTCAATTAGACGACGCAGAGGCTTATTGATGGACGTTACAGCCATATTAAATGAATCGGGTGAACAGCTTTTTTCTACTGCTACGATACTTAGCGCCTCGACTTCACCGAGCAATACTTTTTCAAGCCATACTATTGAAGATTCAACGGTTGTTATCGACAACAAAATAATAAATCAAACTAGAATATCAATGACGTTAATATTGAACTCTAATGATTATCAAGAAGTTTACAAAACGATACAAAGCGCAAGCATAAACGCCACACAGTTAAGCATTCAGACGCGCGTATCAACGTTTAACAATATGTATATTGAGGCGTACCCGAGCGAAGAGAGCGCATCGATGTACGATACAATTTCTTTAGCTATTGACTTCGTAGAGCAAATTATAGGTAGTGTTGTTGTTCAAAAGCTTTCCTCTGTTGATGTTTCTAACCCTTCAGACGTCGACACGACAAACAGGGGTGAGCAGTTACCGAAACAAGACAATCAAACAACATTACAGCAGATCGCGGGGTTTTTTCAATAATGCAATCTATCACACTTCAAAATATACCGAATCAAGAGCTAATCGTTACTATTGATGGGTATAGATACAGCATCCCCATAAAATCGGCCAATGGATTTATGACATATGGAATAACACGAGACGGTGTTGTTATTGTCGAAAATGGTAACAGACTGGTAAATGGCGCACCTTTGTTTTTGTATAAATACATGGAAACAGGTAATTTTATTCTAACCGTGCCAGATGATGAGCTGCCAGACTATAAACAATTTCAATCTACCCAATTTTTAAAGTACGCATCCAAAGAAGAATTAGGGCTAGTTAGATGATTGATCCTAGGGTTGTTCGTCTTGGAATTCAGGTGGGCGACAATATACAATTTTATGAAAACCTGTCTATCTATGCTAAGGGTACTAAATTTACATCCCCCAACCAAGGGCAATGCACGATAACAATACTAAACTTAAATAGAACAACTCGCGAATACTTAGAACGAGTTGCTAACCCATTTAACAACAGCGGACAGCGTACAAGCGTTATTCTTGAAGTAGGTAGAAAGTCTTACGGTACAACTGTATTATATACAGGTGACATATTCAGAGTTTATCCAACAAGCAAGCCAGATTTAGGGCTTGAGCTTGTTTGCATAACTGGTTATTTTGACAAGGGTAGATTAGTGTCAAGAAGCGGTCAAGAGCTAGCTAGCCTATCAAGCATAGCTAGCGGTGTCGCAATAGATAACAATCTTGGCTTATCTTTTGAGATAGACGATAGAAACATCGCTAATTATAGCTTTACAGGCTCGCCAAGCGCTCAAATAGTCAAACTGTCAGAGCTTACGGGTTCAGATGTTTATGTGGATAACTCGATTATATATGTCAAGCCTTTTGCTATGCCAAAAACAGGGGCAACAACAAGAGTTATTAATAAAAATACTGGCATGATAGGCGTACCCAAAGGCACAGAGAACGGCGTAAAAGTGACGATGTTATTTGACCCCGTGACACAGCTTGGATCTAGACTAGAGCTGACTAGTGAAATAAACCCTGTTTTAGACGGTGAATACGTTATTTATAAATTAGAGTTCGACATAACAAGTCGAGAAACACCCTTTTATCTACATGCTGAAGCGTTAAGGTTGCAATGAAAAACTCAGTAAATTTAAATGATGAGGATTTATTGACGGGTGCTTTTAACGTTATGATAAATCACATAAATAAAAAAATGCAAGGAAGCCTACCAGTCAAAGTAACGAAGGTTTCCGATGATAGAAAATTTGTTAATGTTCAGCCGCAAATTCTAGTTGTAGATTCTGAGGGGGGTACAATTTCAAGAAGTGAAATAAAAGGTATCCCCGTTCAAACTTTAGGCGCAGGAAATTTTTTAATATCGTTTGATATAGCAGTTGGCGATAAGGGTTGGATTCAAGCAAGCGATAGAGATATCAGCCTATTCAAGCAATCATATGAAGAATCTAAGCCGAATACTAAGAGAATGCACAGCTTTTCGGATGCTCGTTTTATTCCTGATATCATGACTGATTTTGCTATTGATCAAGAAGATGTTGGCGCTTTGGTTATTCAAAATCGGGATGCTACAGTTA